ATCTTTAAAATTTTTCATGTTTAGTCCCTAATTTAATTTACTCTATTCTTTATTTATATCTTAAAAGGCTTCGTCTTCGTCGGAATGACCGCCTTCAGCAGTTTCATCTGCAATCTGGTCTTCCATAGTCTGCTGCTGTTCTTCAGTCATTTGAAGCACGTTTGCAGTAATCCACTGATGAGAGAAATACTTACCTGTATAATCAGATATATCTCTAAGAGTATTTAATCGTTCTCTTAAAATCTCAGATTCCTTCAGCTCTTCAAAATAGTTATCCTTAACAAAGTCGTAACGAATATCGTTTCTAATCTCATTGAATTCTTCAGGTGTTAAAATACCTTTGAGTACCAATTGCTTCTCCAATACCATATTGAATATCCAGGAAAAGCGATTACGAATTCTTCTAATAAATTTACCAAACTTTAGTTCATCTCGAGTAATCTCAGATGTTCTACCAAAACTGGCCATAGCTTCTGGTTCTAAACGTGATAATGGAACCTTCAACGATTTAAACAACTTACGCTGAAAGTATTCCATATTTTCGTTCGTACTCAATCCTGGTGCGTTACCGCCGGCTAATGTATCAACCTCAGTTGATCTTTCACCACCACGACGAGGGAACCAAAAGTCCTCTGTCATTGTTAGCATCTTCCTAGAATCAGTCATTTCACCGGTACTAGAATTATACTGTAGTTTATTCTTGTGTCGAGCCATCATATCCCGTAGATATTGTTCTGCCTTGTTCTTCGGCAAGTTACCTACATCAATATAAAAAATTCTGCGTTCAGGTGCTCTTGTTAACGTATAAATTACAACAGCATCTTCTAACATTCTTAACTGGTTTAAAGCTTTACTCGCTGGGTGTAAATGAGATAGTACTAAACTATTATTCTCATTCATTAATCCCGAAGTAACTCGAGCAATTGCATCCTTAGCAACTTTAATTCCTGACGTACTACTTGAAGGCGAACTTCCGCTGCCCGTAGTAGTATTCTGAAACCCAGACTCTGAATACATATAGTATTCATTTTTAACTTTCTTTACAGGTACACCTGAATGTGGATCCTTTCCTTTCTTATCAACTTCTCGTATTAACTTTAACTTACGAGGATCCACATATCTTAATTCGATTACACCCTTCTTAACATCTAAAGGGTCAATAATAATATGATAGTTTAATCTGCCATCAACATAAAACTTTTGAAACATGTCGTATGAATTATTCGTAAAATCAAATAACGCAAGGACTTGGTCAAACTCTTTAACAATAGTCTTCTTGACTTTGTCTGATAGATCTGTTTCTCCTAACGAGATATCAACAACTCTATCATTTGTATCAACACTAATGGCTTCGTTAACTATGTCATCAACAGCCTGATTAATCTCAGGTTGCATTGCCATAGACCGATATTTGGTAATAAGGTCGGACTCTGTTTTAGCAGAACCTTCCATATCCAATATCGTATTATAAAATCCACCGAGCGCATTACCAACGGTAATCGCACCATCATCATTAGAGGGTTCAGCGAAACTAACTGGTAGTGTAGTCTCCTCTTCTGCCCTCTTTATATCAAAGCCAAAAATTTTCACAATATCATCCTATAATTAATTATGTAGTTGGAATACCGGTATTGCCTTCTACTTTCCAAAGATCGTATGCAAAGGTAATTCCGAATTCCTGAATCTGATCGTTAGTATCCCAACCCATAGCAATCTGATCCACACTCGTTGGGTACAAGCCTTCAAACACATATGTACGAAGTGCGTCACCATTCTTACTATATTGAGTAATCAACGCATTCGATTTATAATCCTGAGGTAAAGCACGGGTATTAGAATCGTGTGAATTAATTGCATTCATCCACGCTTCCATTGCATTCCGTACTAAGAAATCCTCATCATTAATACATGTGACTGTCCAATCTGCAAATGTTCTGTCACCAGCATAATTAATTTGTCTTCCAAAATATGGAACAGTGAACGAACCTACCGTAGAGGCAGGCAGTCCGGCTGTTTTAATCATGAAAGGCGCTTTAAAGTCTGCACTTGGATCAACAGGGTTTAAAATTTGCACTTGGAAAAGGTTGGCCCGAGCACCACCACCAGATAACTGGGATTTGAACTCATTTATATTAAACGCCATCTCTAATTCTCCTTTATTTAAAAATTATTTATACTGTTAGAGCGATCCAACAATTTCTTCAAATTCAACACCTGATCTTGTAGCAACAAAGGTTAACTCAATCACATTGATTGAACGTGCAGGCTTAATGAATATATTCGCTCTGAACTTGCCTTGGTCAATGACCGCTGGTGTATTAACTGTTTCGTCAGATACAACCCTGAAATCAACAATGCCTCTTTTACCTTGAATATCCCTTAAGAATGGTTCTACAATTCCTTTGAATTGAGCTTGAGTAAACTCGTCATTCAATTCGAAGAGGAATGATTGTGCGGCATTGGCAATCGCTTTCTCAACAGCAATAAACAATCTTCGTACGTTCAAACTATCAAACGCGCTGTTCTGCCCAAATCCTGTCTTATCACCGAATAGTACAATTCCTTGTCCTACCTGTGCCATTACTGGATTAACTTCATTGCTGTATAACTGATCTCTTTGACTCTTGTTAGGGTTAAAAGCAAGTTTTACAACGTTCTTAATTACACCTTTACGGAATCCTGCTGGAGATTCAAAAGGTTCAACTCTTGAAGCAAGACCAGCGATATCACCGTTAAGTGGTGTGTATCGGTATACATCGTTATATCTGTCGTATCTGTATTTGTAACCAGAATCAATTACTGAATAAGAAGAAGTAGGTAAAGAATCTCTAAAATCAATTACGTTTGTTAATTTCTTTTCTGTTTTACTTTCATCAACAACGTCTGATTTAGCAGGACTGATAAACGCGATTGCGTCTTTTCTGTAATCTGCAATATTTGAGATCAAATATGTACCTAGGTTACCAGCATCATCAGATTTACCACCAAGTACGAATGAAACATCAATTTCGTTTGCTGATTTAAACAAATCGTAACCTGCGGCAAGATCAGCTAATGTTGCATCTGATTCTGTTCTACCTGCTGTTCCTGATGCCAATGATTCGTATTGTGAAGTTTGAGATGCAAAATGAGCTGTATTAGCAACCTTGACCCAACCTGACTCTTGATCAATTACTTCTTTATAGTAATTTGTTTTACCACTTGACAGTTTTGTACCAACCGTAGTAGATACATCACTATAGATCTCGATTGCAGATCCTGCAGTTCCAGTAATTGCCCCATCTTCGTCTAAAACGGCGATGTGATAGTTACCACTTGCTGGCTTCTTACCACCAAATAGGTTTGAGTATGCCCACTTTCTTTTGATAGTGAGTTTCTGTAAAGCAGACTCTGCCAATAAGTATGAACTACCAAATACTACATCGTATTCATAAGCTGTTACCAGTGATGAGTTTGCAGTTACGTCACCTACCGAATCTCTCCATTCTTCAGTGATAGTACTGACAGACAATTCTTGATATCCAACTGAATCGTTACCGATTACAAAGATATCACCAACATTTGTTGTTGTGATTCTGTTAGCAGGTGCTACTTCGAACTGAGTGTTACTTGCGTTAAATGCAATTGTTTGTTTAATTGCTAGTGTGTCACCAACACCAGTAATTCTTGTTTCAGGAATTGCCTCAAGAGCTGCTACTGAACTCTCAAAATTAACATCTTTAACATATGCTACTTCTAATGAATTACCTAATTCACCAGCATACAATGCATCAAACGAACCAGCGGTTCCGCTGAGGAAGACGTTGTTTGCGTTATATGTACGTGAGTCAGCTGTTGCTGTTGCTGCGCCATTGTCTGCACGCGCGACCCATAAAGCATTTGCATATGAAAGATAATCTGCTGCTACAAAGAATGTTTCATAGTTATCATCATCGGGCGTACCGAATCTAGAAACTAATTCATTCTCTGAAGAAACAAGTACTGCTTCACCTACAGGACCCCATCTAAACACGCCGGCGATTGCTGCTGGTGGTGTTGCGATGGCAGGTACCGATGCTGACGCGTCCACCTCTCGAACAATTACGGAAGGACTTACGGAAAAAGCCATATTATTCTCCTTTAATATTATCTAATTAAATCTTTTGTTACTAATTAATAGTTATCACAGTTTTATTTAT